TTACGAAAAGCTTGTTGAACCTTTTGACTGTAAATAACTGGAGAGAAATTACCATTAGGTAGGTTTGTATAACCTGACGCTACTTTAAAAGCCATCTTTTTCTCCTTTTAGTTTTTAGAGGCTAACAAACGATAACTCCACTTCGTAAGGGCTGATGCTGAAAATGGGTAGCTATAAATAGGACCATAACATCAGGTAGCCTGAGTAGGATTTCATTTGAATATTGTAGAGTAGAGAATATAAAATTCTGGTCTACACGAATGTGTATTTATCTATACATACACAAAAATAGTAATTTGTCAAGCAGTTAAGCTATTAAGCTCTAGCTGCTCCACTAACATCGTATACAAAGTTGCCTGAACGAATAGCTTTACTAATAGCGTCTTCGTTTGCAGAATATTCTTGTGATGTCATTTTAGCTACTTCTGACTCTAGTATATTATTAGAACCTGTAGCATTATTATCAGGAGTAGTAGAACTTTTAACATTCACTGCTCTTGCTGCATCTTTTTTAGATGTTTTCTTTTTAGGTGTTTTTACTCCCATGTCTGCTTTATACAGATCTATGGCACGTGCTGCTGCACGAGGATCATCTTCGTTTTCATAAAGAGCTTTTTGAATGTAATCAGGTTGTTCTTCTGCCCAATCATGGAACTCAGGATTATCTCTAATTTCTGTAAAATCTGGATGTATCTGTAATAATTCCATTTCAGCACGTTCTCGTGATGTCAGTCTTTCTCTTTCTGATAAAGAATTTAATCTTTCTTCAATATCTTTGTTTTGTTCTACTGCTTTTTTCATTGCAATAGTTTCTACAATTTTAGCAACGTCTGGGTACTCAGAAGCCCATGCATCAATTTCTTCATCAGTTTTAGGCAACTTCATCTCTTTTTTAGTAGCTGCTGATAATTGTTTTTTAAGATCAGATAATTCTTTATCTTTTGCTTCTGTAGTTTTTTGCATATGTCTACGCAAATCACCATAACGTTTTTTAAATGATTCGTCTTCAGGTCCACTAGCTGTTTGTTCAACAGTTTCTGAATCTTCAGTTGTTCCTTCTCTTTCTTTTAGAGCTTCATCTGCAGCTAATTCTTGCATAGTAGGTTCTGCTCTTTGGTATCTTACAGGTTTTTGCATTATTGTGTCACCTGTGTCTTCATCTCTTTTTATTACTGTTTCTTCGTTTGACATTTACGTCTCCTTGTTGGGGCTACTTAGTTGCCTATTGCTAGGGGTCAGTAGGTAGCCATAAACTAAGCATTGTTGCTTAGGGCTAAGTAGTTAGTCTACTTAAATACTTGTTCTGTTTGTTCTTGAACGCTAGAAGGTTCTGCACTCTCTATTCTTTGAGGAGGTGGGTATAAACTTGCATTAGATCCGCCCCAAGGTTCTGTAGTTATACCACCTTGGTTAAGATTAGGTATCATACCATCAAATGGAAACTCTTGTATAGGTATAGTTGTAATATCTATGCCTAATGCTTCTCCTCTTTCTATTCCTCTTGTTCCTATGTATCTAGGGTTAGAAGATAAAGGTATAGAGGGGTCTGCTAAACCTTTTATATAGTTGCTAGGTCCTACATTGTACATTTCACCTATAATAGAAGGATCAGTAGAATCTAATCCTGCATTTGCTGCATATTTTATAACAAGTTTTATATACTTGGCTTGAGCATCTACAGCAGAATTTAAATTTTCTGTTATATCTTTCATAGTATAATCTGTATCAAAGTTTTGATTTACATCTTTTAAGGCTATAGGAGCTAATTGAGCAATAGATTTTGCTCCTGTACTACTAACTTCTTTTTCTCTTAAATCTGTTTCTATAGCTAATAAAAGAGTTATGTAATCTGCATTAATATTATTTTTTTGAGAAGCTAAAGTTATAGCTTCTGCTAAAGCTTCTTTATTTATATTTACAGCTTTTTTGTTAAAATTATTTCTATAAAAAGTTTCAAGTTTGTTAATGTTAGATAGAGTATCGTTGTATCGTGGAGTTCCTACAACTACAGTTTCATCTATTTCTCCAGTACCATATAAATCAGAAATGTTTAGTAATGCATCCGCACCTTTTTCAATTTCATTATCTGTAGTACCATACCTTTTTTTATTCCTATCAGTTATATCTTTAACAGCTTCTTTCATATTTGGTCCAATTCCATCTTTAAAATCATGCCCTTCTTCTTCATCTGCTTTTCCTGCAAAGTGAAATTTTGAAAACATTTCAGGATCAGATTGAAAAAGTTGATCTCCTATATCTCTACTAGCAGACATAACATCTTCAACTCTTCTACTACTACTACCCCCTAATGAAAAATAAGGAGAGTAGTTTGCAGAAGAATCTCTAGTTCCTGTAACTACTGTTTCCTCTATTGTAGCACCGTCTTGTAAAGAGTGTATTGTTCCTCCTTCACGTAAGGATGCAGTAAATTTCTCACTGTCTCTACCTGTTAAAGAATTTTGAAAAGCTTTATTTACCATTAAACAGGAGCACCTTCAGGCATAGTAGGACCTAATAACCCTTCAGGAGCTTCTTCTTGTGGGCTCACTAATTGACCTTCTTGATCCATTACATTTAATCCATCAAGAGCATTCTTTCTCATTTTTTCATACTGAGCTAGACCGTGATACCTAACTACATTAGCAGGTACTACAAGTTCTCCTTCAGATAATAAAACGAGTTGATCGTCTGCTACTTCTTCTGCAGTTGCACCAGGAGGTGCGACAGTTATTCCTAAACTTTCTGCTTCTTTTGCCATATCAGGTGATACAGATTCTTGTGATGGGGGTGGGGGTGGCATACCGCCCATAGGTGACATTGCTATGTTTCCTTCTGCAGCTTTTCTAATATATGCTCCACCTGATCTTAATTCATTTGCGTTTACCATGTACTTTCCTTTGTTTGCCATTATAGTTCTCCCTGCCATACTATTTTTATTTTTTTCTTTAGCTAATTTGTCCAATTCTAAAAAAGCATTATATGAGGCTAAACTTTTAGCATCAGGATTTACTTTTGGATTAACTTTAGTATTTATTTTTGCTTTATTGACTAAAGGATTGACTCTAGGTCCTCCTTTACTTTCATCTCCTACAGGTGTTATTATATTTTTATTTTCTGCCATATTATTTCTCCTTTGCTGACTGAATAGCTTCTTCTCGTATTGTTAAAAATCGTTGAAGCTCTTGAATTGATCCTTGTAGCATATGTATCTTACAGTGATCTACCTCCCTATAAAGATTCTTTGTTTGAGAATCTATCCTGTCTTTAACATATTGAGAGAGGGCTTCAAGATGCTTAGGATCGTTTAAACACGGTAGTAATTTTTTAGCTGTTTCTTTTATCATTGTATTCCTTCATTGCTTCCTAGAGGAGGTGCAGAAAATCCTTCCATACCAGGCTCAGGTGCTCCACCTGGTCCTATATTACCATTACCTGTTTGAGCAGGATTAGTAGAAGCAGGTATACCGCCTCCTTCTGGTGCTGTAGGTTGAGGAGCTTGTTCAGCAGGTCCTGCAGGCATCATTCCCGCAGCTTTCATAACTTCTGCTTGTCTTACAGCTTCTCTTTCATCATTAACAAATTTTTCTGCATCAAGATCAAATGCATGAGCAATCTCTCTTAATATTACAGGAAACTTTATAAAAGGTGCTAAGGTAGGAGAACTGCCTATTTGCATAAGTTGTATAAGTCTTTGACTTCTTACTTCATTACGCATAAGACTTTCTGTGCCTCTAGCTTTTACTTCTATGTCACCTTTTATTTCTTTATCATAATCAAATTGTTGATTAAAAGCGTAAAAGGCTTCTCCTAATGGTTGTAACAGATAGTCATCTATATTTTTAATAACTGTTTTAATAGATAGCTGAGCAGCACCCATTAGCATAGATATGCCCGATGCTGTTCTACCTACTCCAGTAACTCCTGTTTGACCGTGAGAGAAAGAAGGTATTCCTGTAGCTTCGTCTGCAAGTACCCTAGCCTTATCAAACATCTGCATGTTTTGATTTGACACATTAGGATAACTAGTAGCAAATAAAGACTGACCAGGTGCTCCACCCTGCCTTCTAAAAATTTTACCAGGATAGAGCTCTAAGTCCTGTCCTGGTACGAGATTAGTTTCGTCAATCTCAAATATAAGATTTCCTGCTAGTACAGCATTATCTACCGCCATACGCATAAAACCATTCATTAGTTGTTGGGTGTCTACCATATTTTCTGCTAGACCTACCCCATAAAAACTATATGGGTTCAGCTCAAAAGGAGCAGCAAAATAAGGAATCCTATTAGGAACGAAAGGGTTAATCGCCAATCTAAGGATTTTACCATTTCCCACCCAAGCATTAATTTGGACTGTGTCCAAGTCAGAGTATTCGTCAGGAATATCAAGACCTGCATCTTCTGCAGTGTCTTTGTCAATGTTTCCCCAATACTCATAAACTTCAAATCTATCCACGCTATAACTTTTTGTATCTTCATCTTCAACTTGTGTCTCCCACCATTTACGGACATAATTAGTGCCCATTTCTATACATTCATTAATAGCATCGCTATCAAAGAAAGGTCGTTTCTTTAACCCTCTTAAATCTGAGTGAGATAATTTATGTCTTTGTATTACATACTCAGCTTGTTCCATATTTTTAGCATCTGGGTCAGGGTAAAAATTCCAGATAGAAACAAATTCTAATTTAGGTACAGTAGTTATTTTAGGATTATAAGATACTTTACCTTCTTCGTCTTCTTCCCAATTAGGATATTCTTTATCTACTGCAAAAGGTCCTTTTAAGACACCTGTACCAAATAAAGACATTTCAAATGCAGCAGAACGTAAATGTTTAGATGCTGAAGATTCTTCTAATTGGTCTAGTATTCTTTTTTCCATTTTTTTAGCTGCGTCATCTGCAGGATGAAACGTTATAGCTGTAGGAGTTAAACCTTCTCCTTCTTTTAAATTTAAATCATTTTGTAAATATTCTAAATTGCCTAAGCGATCTTCTAAACTTTTTTGTGTATCTCCAGGTTCTAAATCATTACCGTCTCCAGGAAAACCATAAGGTGATGTTAAGTTATCAGGTTCGTTAGGATCAAAGTGTACAGACTCAGCAACTCCTTCTGGTATACGTGTAGAATTAATACCTAAAGGAAATCTCTGTCCTGCAAATAGTACATCTGTTATCTGACCAAAAGCTGCTATTACTTTTGTTTTTGTTACTTTAATGAATACTTGACTTTTTTCTGTGTCAGTAAATTGATTATCATTACCATAAATTCCTCTATAGTTTCTATAAGAAGTTATCCATCTAGTTTCTTGGTCACGCCTAGCGTCTTCTGACTTAGTAAACGAACTGCTTACATGTTTTGCTAAAGCACTTTCTTGATCATCTAACAATAACTCTTCTATTTCTAATTCTTCATCTGCCATATTATATCCCTTTAATAACCAAATGACTCATCAAATGGTTGCCATTTTTTTATTTGTTGAGTTGCATCAAAACCAAATAAAGACCTTGGCACTGGTCTAGACATTACACCATAACGCAATGCGTCATAGCCATGATCATAATCTATCTTAGTATTAATATCTTCTGGATTATTTTTATCTAAAGGTAGTTGAGGTATCTCTGCAATTAGTTGCGTACAATTCTCAAAAAACTCTATACCTGCTTCATCCATTTCTTCGTCTACTCTTAATAATCTATGTATCTCATTCTTACCTGCTATACGACTTCCTTTTGTTCTATCTGAAGGTCGCCATCTACATCCTTTAAGAATCATTGCTTCTGCTATACTAGGTCCTGTTTGACCTCTTTGATGCCAACAAGAAGAGTCTAGTATGCCATATGCTATGCTATCGTCTGTCTCTCGTTCAATTCTTAGTATAATATCAGCTAACTCATCTGCAGTTTTTTTACGTACATACAATTCTCTATATACTATAATATGTCCATCTGGTCTAGCAGCCATCCATAATACTACTGACCAAGAGCTGTACCCATAATCACAAGCTCTAAATCTTCTCCACGAAGAAGGAATATCATAAGGTTTAACAACATGTATATCTCTGTTAAACTCTCCGAAGGCTGCTCCTTCTGCTATGTCCCATGACCCTTCTAGAAGTTGCTTACGCTGAACTTCTGGTAAAGATAAAAGGTTAGCTTCGTATTCACCTGATTCAGATAGATAAGGATTATCTGTTAGTTTAGCAGGTATAAACCTTCTTTTAAACAGGGACTCTCCTGCTTTATCGTGTGCATCTGGATACCTAAGAACATTACCTGATTCTATATCTGTTGCAGCAAACGCTTTATTATAAGGAGAAGGATTAATAAACATCTTCTTAACCCATATATGACCTGGTCCACCAGGATTGCTTGTAGCTCTCATATGTATAGGCAGTGAAGGATCAGTTGTTCTAAGCCTTGACCTTAAATAGTCCCAAGCGTAAGGAGTAGGATACTGAGTTAATTCATCTACACCTATCCAAGTAAACGCTTGTCCTTGGTATCTTAATACGTCTTTGTCTTGTTCTAGATATGTCATCCATATCCTAGCACCTGAAGGGAATGTCCATAAAGACTTTCTTTCGCTCCAATGAGCTCCTTTAAATGCTTGAGGGTACATAGTCTGACT